TGGACTTATACGAGACACGTCATGTCCCCAATTAATATTTCGGGAAACATACTCTCCAACTAAGTTGTGGGAAGAAGAAGTTTTCGATTTTTTATCGTTAATTTCCATTCCTAAATCTTCGGTAAGTACCTTACGTAGATGGAACTCAGGGTCGTAGGCCCAGATATCATCACCTGTCTCATTGACCAGGCTGGTATCCAAGCTTTCAAACCCGTAGTCCTCTACGTAAACCATCTCTAAAATAATTAGAGAGGTTAAGGTTGCTATATCAAATGAACCGTTAGTGCCCATCCCTTGGCCCGTACTATATTTAATACGACCATGTTTTTGGGTGTCCCATTCGCAGTCTACGACTAAATCGTACCATGCGTCGGCGATTAAAGTACCATAAAGGTGCTCTAACACTAACCTTTGAACCTTTGCAGGAAAAGCATCTGTCCAAGATGTAATGTCATAAGACATTATCCCTTCTCGGATGTTTTGCTGCATAAGTTTAAAACCATTTGAATGGTCATCAGAAGACGACACTTCACCAAATCTTTCTTTAGTAATAAGCTGGATATCAGTCATTAAAGGTCTCAATAAACATTGGGTCCAGTAATCACTAATAGCAACAGCCCTAGATTTGTTTCCCTTATCAGGAAACGATGTTAAAAAACGTATTCGTATTTTATCATCTCTAGTCAACAGCGATGACTGTGCTTCTACATATTTGTAAAAGTCGTTATTACCTGTTGCATTACATAAACTTTGAAAATGTGGACCGTATTCGCTATTAATTAGCGCAAAGGATTCCACATCCGCAGTTGTCCATTTGGGCGCTTTATTAGGCCCGTTTGAAACAACTTTTAAGGTAGGTCGTGAGATCAATTCAACAGAAGCATTAATATTTACGTGCTTCGTTAGATAGTTTCTAAACCTATCCATAAAATTATTAGATACATTAAACTTACGTTCAATGATACCAAGGTCTATTTCTTTATTCCCCTTGCATAAGCGAGGTAAATATAGTATGGACCTTATTATTCGATCGGAGTCAGGACATTTTTCATCCCTAACTCTGTAGAATAACG